ATGCCCTCATCTGTTCCCCCATCATCCACCCGTGCTTCGTGGCGCTCCCGTCTGGCAGGCTTATGGGGTTCTACGGCACCTCCGGCCCGGCGTGAGCCTACTCTTACGGCACAGCCCCGGGCGCATTTGTCCACGCGGGCAGGGGTGGTTCCGGCGGCTCCGTTCCCCAATGCGGCAGCCGAGGGCTTGGCCTCTGCCAGACTGTCAGCGGCCTTCCGCCCCTACCAGCCGCCAGAAGGGGTGCGGGGGGCGGCAGCAACTCCTCTGGCGTGTGATGCGGCGGCCAGCCCGGTCGTCTCGCAAACCGCTTTTCATACTGCCATAGCGGAGGGCATGGTCTTTCCCGGCTACCCTCATCTGGCCGAGTTGGCCCAGCGGGCGGAATACCGGCATATGGTGGAGGTCATCGCCACCGAAGCCACGCGGGAATGGATCACCTTTCGCGCCCGTGGCCCGGCCTGTAAACAGGCCCGCCTTGCTGCGTTGGAAGCCGAATTTGACCGTTTGCATGTGCGGGATGTCCTGCGCCGCATGGCGGAGTATGATGGCTACTACGGTATGGGCTTGCTGTATGTGGATACGGGGCAGACCGCCACAACAGGCGGGCGGGATACCCCATTACTGCTTAAGCCCGAAACCTTCCGCAAAGGCTCGCTCCGTGCCCTGACAGCGGTTGAACCCGTCTGGAGCACGCCAGACAGTTACGGCACAACAGACCCCTTAAGCCCGGACTTTTACACTCCCACGCACTGGTGGGTGCAGGGTAGCCGCATCCACCAGACCCGCCTGCTGCGGTTTGTGTCCCGCACCGTGCCGGATTTACTGAAACCTGCTTATAATTTCGGTGGTTTGTCCCTGTGCCAGATGGCCCAGCCTTATGTTGAAAACTGGCTCCGCACCCGCCAGTCCGTGTCTGACCTGCTTAACGCCTTTTCCATTGTTGCCCTGTCCACAGACATGGCGGCTTACGCGCAGGACCCGGAAGGGTTGTTGGGCCGTGTGGAAGCCTTCAACCGCTTCCGCTCCAACCGTGGCACCTTCGTGCTGGACAAGGACCGCGAGAAACTGGAACTCCTCGCAGCCCCCCTCTCCGGTCTGGACCGGCTTCAGGCACAGGCGCAGGAGCATTTGTGCAGTGTTGCGCAGGAACCATTGGTCAAATTTACCGGTATTACGCCAAGTGGCCTCAATGCGTCCGCGGACAGTGAAATCCGGGTTTTCTATGACCGTATCAGCGCGTTTCAGGAAAGCGTGTTCCGCACACCGCTTACCGCTATCCTGCATATGGCCATGCTCAACCTGTGGGGCGAGATCGACCCGGACATTTCTTTCACCTTCCGCACCCTGTGGCAAATGGATGAACCCACACAGGCCAGCGTGGCCAAAACCCGCACGGAAATAGATGCCCAGAACATCCGCTCCGGCGTGCTCACCCCGCAGGAGGCCCGGTCGCGCGCAGCGCACGACACCACCAGCCAGTATGCGGGCATCCACTCACCGCCAGCCCCCGCCACAGCCTGACACCATTTTTTGGGAAAACTGCCCGTGCACACACCCAATATTCCCCGCAAGGCGGAAGCCCCCGGCCCGCCACCCCCGCAGCAGGATACCTCCTTCCCAATGGCGCTGGACCGCTCCGTGCGACGTATTGATGCAGATGGCCATTTGCATATTGCCGCCTGTATTCTCTCCGCCGCCACGGTCTGCCCCTATTACGGGCATGAAATCCCCAATGCCGCCGCACTGGGGTTGGATGCCAACACACTCTATCAGGTGTTCCGCCCGCCGCAGGCTTTGGCCGCTGCGGCAGCCAGCATGGCGGGAAAACCCATCCTTATGCGGCATCAGCCCGTCTCGGCGCAGGACCATCCCAGCCTGCTGACGGTGGGGGCCGTGGGCAGCCATGTGCAGTTCTCAGCCCTCAACCTGATAGGCAGTCTGACCATCTGGGACAGTACCGCCATCAGCGCCATTACCAGCGGGCGGCAAAAGGCGGTGTCCGCCGGGTATCGCTACCGGGCCATCGCCAAAAGCGGCAGCCACAACGGGCAGCCATATTCAGTGATCATGGCGGATATCGTGTTCAACCACCTCGCACTGGTCACACATCCCCGCGTCAGCACCGCCATTATTGGAGATGCCGCATCTCCCCAGCCTCCCTCCCGTTTTTTCTTGCAGGAGCCTTTGCACTCTCCCATGAGCACACCCCCGTCTTCTTCCCCCCATCCGTCCCAGCCAGTCGCACCCGCGGCCCCTCTTTCCACCCCGGCAGGTGGCCCCGCTGCCACGGCAGCCACCGTACCGCCTGCGGCTCCCGCTCCGGCGGCGCCTATGGAGCAGGATGCCGCCATTGCACAGGCCATCGCACAGGCTGAAAGCGGCGCCCTGCGGCGTATGGAAGCCCTGCACACAGCCCGTACCGCCGTTCGCCCGTTTGTTGGTGATGTCACAATGGACAGCGCCGCCGCCGTGTATGGCTTTGCCTTGCGGGAAAACGGGGTGGACACCGCCAGCCTGCCGGAAGAGGCCCTCAAACCGCTGTTTGAGCAGTTTGCCCGCCTGAGCACCCACATGGCTGCCCCCACAACACCCTTGGGGATGGATTCCGCAAAAACCGTGTCCTTCCGTGAAGAACTCGGCCTGACCCGCATTACGGTGAAAGCATAACCCATGCCGTTTCAAACACAGGTTACCACCCAGCCCGCACCCGCTGTGGCGGGGGATTTTGCCTCCCATAACCCGGCGGCGGTTTTCCCGGCAGGGGAGGGCGCTCTGGTTGCCGCAAGCGGCGGTTGCACCATAGGAGCCTTTGGCTGGGTGCAGGCAGATGGCACAAGTGTTGCCAACACGCCCCCTACCAGCACGGCCACCGTGCCAGATGGTTTTGTGCATCGCAGTCTTACCGGCCAGATCAGCAGTTTTGCGCAGGAAGCCAGCCTGACCATTCCGCAGGGCTTTCCCGTAACGCTGTTCACGGCGGGGGACTTCTGGGCCACCACCACAACCGCAGCCACACCCGGCCAGGCCATTTTTGCCGCCACGGCAGATGGCACTCTGTCCGCCGCCAGCGCAGGCAGCACCGTGGCCGGTGCCGTGCAGACCCGCTTTGTTGCAGCCTCCACCGCTGCTGCGGGCGAGCTTGTTAAACTCTCCACCTGGAACCACGCCGCATGAGCCACCCTACCTCCCAACTGGCTGAACTGAACCGTCTGGGCTTTATTATGCCGGGCGCACAAGGCCTGATTGCCAACAGCCTTCTGGCGTCAGACCGCATGGCGCAGGATGCCCAGCCCACCCTGTCCACCAGTGCAAACGCCGGTATTCCCGCGTTCATGAGCACAAGGATCGACCCTAACCTCGTCAAGGTTGCCTTCGCGCCCATGCGCGCAGCAGACTTGCTGGGTGAGGTCCGTAAAGGGGACTGGGTGACACGCACCGCCATCTTCCCCATGCTGGAAACCACAGGCCAGGTCTCCAGTTATGGGGACTGGAACGGTAATGGCACCGTGGGCCTCAACCCTGCCTATCCTGAGCGGCAGTCCTACCATTATCAGGTCTTTCTGTCCTGGGGTGAGATGGAACTGGCTCTGGCCGGTCAGGCCCGTCTGCAATGGGTTGCCAATCTTCGTGAGGCCGCAGCTTTGAAACTCAACAAGTTTCAGAACCAGATTTACTTTTTGGGCGTTAATGGCCTGCGGTTATATGGCTACCTGAACGACCCACGCCTGCCTGCCGCCATTACCCCCGGCGTCAAGGCCGCAGGGGGTACGGAGTGGGATAAAGCCACCCCGGAAGAGCGGCAGGATGATGTCATCACCCTCATCAACCAGTTGCGGAAACAGACCGCAGGCCTGGTCGACACGGAAACCCCAATGGTACTGGGCCTCAGCCCAACGCGCATGGGCCTGCTTACCCGCCGCAATAGCTACGGTAATTCCGCCGCATCCCTGCTCAAAGACACATATCCCAACATGCGTTTTGTGCAGGCTGTAGAGTATGGAGATGCCACCGGCAGCACCCTCCAGACCATGCAGGTCATGGCAGAACAGGTTGACGGTCAGAAAACGGCAGAAACCGCCTTTACCGAAAAACTGCGCGCCCACGCCGTTGTGCCGGATGCCTCCGCCTGGAAGCAGAAGCTCTCTCAGGGCACATGGGGGGCCGTCATCTACATGCCGGCAGGTATTGCCACCATGACAGGCCTGTAAACCGGCAGGGGTGCCATAGCGCACCCCGCAAAACGGCTTTTTTAAAGAACAGTTTTCTCCATAACAGTAAATGGATCCCCTCATGGCAGCACCCGCCACCGTTACCATTGCCTGCAAACTCCCCACCGGGCTTGTGCTCACGGTAGGGCAGGTCAGCTACACGCTGGCAGGCAGCAACAGCGCGTCTGTTCTGGGCGGCTACGGCCTTACCCCTGTGCCAGCAGACTTCTGGGCCGCGTGGTCCGGACTGTATGCTGCCTACCCGCCATTCAGGCAGGGGCTTATCTTCGCCCAGACCACCGCAGAAAAAGCTGCCGCACAGGCACAGGAGCAGGCCAGCCTGCGCACCGGGCTGGAAGCCATTAATCCGCAAACCCCGGCCCCCGGCATTACGCCCGCTTAACCTCCAACACCCGCTGTATACCCTGCCAGAAAGCAAGACCCGCTATGCCTGACACAGCTTTTTCCCTGGACCTTTGGCAGCAACGCTACCCCACTTTGTATGACACGGTAGGGGCGCAGGGCGCAGAGGCCTGCGCCACACTGGCCCGGCAGTTCCTCTCCGGCACTGCTTGTCGCAACCCGGCGCGTGCGGCAGAGCTGCTTGGTCTTGTCACGGCTCACTTGGCCCAGCTTGGTCTGGGGTCGTGCACAGTTGCAGGGGCGGCCGGGCAGGGGGCTGTTGTACCATCCGCCAGCATGGCGGGTGCGGCACAACCGGCCCTTGTGGGGCGGCTGACCACAGCGCGTATGGGCAGCATACAGGTGCAGGCGGATGCCGGGCCTGTCACGGCCTCTCAGGCATGGTGGATGCAAACACCTTATGGCGCTGCCTTCTGGGCTGCCAGCAGCTTTTTACGCACCGGGCTTTATGTGCCGGGTTAGGTCGTTAAGGACAACACACCATGCCCCCGTCTTCTGTCACATTGCGGCAGGCTCAGGACTTTCTGGCTGTTCTGGCAAAAACAACGACAAGCCCCTCTGTCAAGGCCGGGTTTCTGGCAGCCAGCCAGTACCCTGATGGCACACCCGTTGCCAGCATTGCCGCCGTGCAGGAATTTGGGGCCAGCATCCGCCACGGCGCACACACCACCCTCGTTCCGCCACGGCCATTCCTGCGTCCGGCACAGGCGCAGCATCAGGCGGAATGGCACGCGCTGTTTACTGCCAGTCTCCGCACAGCATTACAGACAGCGGTAAGCGCACAGCAAAAAGCGGCAACCTTGCAAAACCCCACTGTAGCTTTGCAAAAAACGGGTCAGGCCATGCAAACCAGCATCGTCAACGCCATTCAGGCCGTGCAGTCCCCTCCCAACACGGCTACCACCCTCCGGCACAAGCACGGCCATAAACCTTTGGTGGATACAGCGCAGCTTTTGCATGCTGTGGCCTGTCAGGTGCAGGCATGAGCCAAAGTCTGTTTGCCATGGCCGCTGCGGCTACGGCAGCGTTGCTGCCGCCCGTTGTGGCAACGCTGCGCATCCATCAGGGCACGACCATCCAGCCTGATGGTCGCGTAACCCCGCATTATACCCCGTTGCTGGTCAGTATCCGTGTGCAGCCCGCCACCAGTGCGGACCTGGAGCACAGCATGGGCCTGAACCAGAGCACCCAAACCCGCACCATCTACATGCCCGGTGCCATTCAGGGGCTGGAGCGTTCCCACCAGTTTGGTGGGGATATCCTGCTGTTTGAGGACGCCGAATGGCTGGTCACCGGCCAGCCCGAAACATGGGGAAACGCCCAGTGGTCCAGACTTGTGGTAACACGCCAACTTCCACTTCCTTCCAGCCTGTAACGCCGGGCATTACAACGGCTTTGCGGGCATTTTTATGCACTGTTCTGCCAGCCACAATGCCGGTGTTGCTGGGGCAGCAAAACCGCACAGCCGCCCCCGTAGGCCCTTTTGCCCTGCTGACCCTGCTTTCCCGTGTCCCACTCTGCACACCCTCTTATACCAGTACGGCGCAGGCCATGCGGCTGTGTGTATCGGAAGACATCACGGCGCAGGTCAGCCTGTTCGGCCCCGGTGCGGCAGACCATGCACAACAAATAGGGTTTCTGTTTGGCTCACACTGGGGCTGTCAGTTTTTTCAAAATCTCGCCAGTTCCACGCAAGGGCAACCACAGCAAGGTAGCCCTCCTACAGCTCCCCTCACAGCGGCAGACTGGCTGGCAAAAACGGCTAACAGCCCGCCCCAGCCTTTGCCCAACGTGCCAGAGGCTGCTTCAGGCACGGCCCCCACCTTCCAGCCTGCACGGCTTAGTCCGCTTTATGCCACACCGCCCCGCAACATCCCCTTTATTTCGGGGGAGCAGCAATACGAGGCCCAGTGGCAGCTCGACCTGCATAGCCAGCTCAACACCGTTCTGATCCTTCCCCAAACCACGGCTCCGGCAGCACGCCTCGTACTTGTGCCGTCTGATGCCCCCTTGCAGGAGCCTTCTGCATGACCCTCCCCATTGCTTCCCTCGTTTCTGTCACGCCGGGGGTCATCAGCCCCGGTGGCACGGTCAGTGTGCTCACAGGGCTGCTCCTGTCCACGCATACTGCGCTGTCATCCGGCCTGTCCGTCTTTACCTCAGCGGCCGAGGTCGCAACCCTGTGCGGGGCCAGCAGCCCGGAAGCCGTCATTGCCAGTGTGTATTTCTCTGCATACGCCAACGCGCAGGATACGCCGCAAAAACTCTACCTCTTCCAGCTTCCTGCCACGCCGGAGGATGCAGACTACGGCACCTATCTGTCCAACGCCGCTGCGGCCATGACGGACTGGACACCCTTCCTGTTCGCGCAGGAGCCATCGGCTGCGGCCAAGCTGCAAATTGCCGCATGGCTGGCAGCCCACCCCAACCGCTACTGGGGCATTGTGCCAGATGCCGATGCCACAATCCTGACCCCCAACGCCACAGCCAGCTTTGGCGCGACCGTCAAGGCACAGGCCACACCCGGCCTGACCTGCCTGTGCAATACGGATGGCCACGGCCTGCTGGCAGGGGCATTGTGTCTGGGGTGGGCTGCAAGCCTTAACCCGCAGCGTAGCGCAGGCCGCACCACACTTATGTTCCGTACCAATGGCGGGGTCACACCGGCCAGCATTACGGCCACGCAGGCCCAAAACCTGCTGTCAAATGGCTACAGTTTTTATGGCAGCTATAAAACCTCTGACAGCACATTCAGTTTTCTCAATAATGGCGCAGTCAGTGGTCCCTTTGCGTGGGCGGACAGCTACATCAATCAGATCTGGATGAACACCAGTTTCCAGTCAGACCTGCTCACCCTGTTCTCCAGTGTCGGGCAAATTCCCTACACAGCGCAGGGTGACAGCTAGATTGCCACGGCTGTGCAAAACACCATTGATACAGCTTTGTCTTTCGGGGCTATCCAGCCCAATGTCACGCTGTCTGCTGCGCAGGCGCAGGCGGTTAACGCTCAGGCAGGCCGCACAATCGATGGCGTGCTGTCCACCCGTGGCTGGTACCTTCTGCCGGGTGCGTCCACCGCGTCCGCCACAACCCGCGCCAGCCGTGGGGCCGTGCAGGGCCGCTTTTTTTATACCGATGGTGAGTCCGTGCAGGCCATCACGCTGGCATCGGTCGAGGTGCAATAATCATGTCTGATTACGATATTACATCCGCCAATTCGGTTTTCACACTTACGGTGCCGGGCCTGTATAATGCGCCCGTTACCCTGCAAAACTATGCCGCAGACCGCGCCTTTGAAACCGAGGCCCGGCAGTTGGCAGAAACTGCCATGAGCATTGATGGCTACCTGAACGCCGGGTGGGTGCCAAACCCTGTAACCCAGACCGTCTCCCTCGCTGCCAATAGTGAGAGCGCCATGGTGTTTGAGGCCATTGTCATGGCGCAGGATGCCCGCCGCGGCCTGTACCGCATGGGGGCTGAAATCCAGCTTCCCGCCATTGGCCGCAAATACACCATGGTGCGTGGGCTGTTGCGCTCGCTGGTCAGTGTGCCGGGGGCAGGGCGTGTGCTGGAAGCCCGCCGGTTTGAGATAACGTGGGAGCGCGTACTCCCCGCCGCCCTGTAAGGGGCAGGAGGCCCGCTATATGAAAACTGTTACTTACACCCACACCAAGGCCGGGGCGGACCACGGCAAACAGTTTTGCCTAACCCGTATGGATGCATTCTCAGCCGACCAGTGGGCACGGCACTGCCTTCAGGCCGCCATAAGGGGTGGGGCGCGCTTGGGGGCAGATCTGGCACAGGCGGGCCTTGCCGGGCTTGCCGCGCTGGGCGTGGAGATTTTCGGTTTCATGGATGAAACGGAACTTGATACCGCACTTAACCGCCTGATGCAGTGCGTTACCCTGAAACCGGATGCCACCAATCCTGCTTTGACACGCCCTGTTATTGCTGCGGATTTTGAGGAGCCAGAAACCCTCGGCGTTGTCCGGGCGGAGGTGTTCCGCCTGCATGTGGGTTTTTTGCTGGCCGCCGCACACCAACTTTTCCCCGTTGTGGCGGCCCTTCTGGGGGAGGCACCGCAGCCGCCCCACACTGCGTAAGCCTCTCGCCCGTTCTGGCGGCTGTCATAACCGGAGGGCTTGCCACCTTGCATGATCTGCAAACGGTTTATGACACCGAGGACCTTTATACCCTGCTGGAAGTGCTGTCCGTCCACCAATGGGCGCAAGCTCAGGCCCGCTCTGCCGCCGGAGGCCCCGCATGACCACTCCGCTTCTGGATGAACTGGTCATTCGCCTTGGTCTGGACACAACACCTCTTCAGGCCAGTGCCCAGCAGGCGCTGGGGTTGCTGGACAGCCTGGACCACAAAAGCCAGACCCTGACCGAGAAACTGACGCGCGATGCCAGCACAATTTCAAATGCCCAAAGCCAACTGCGGCGCAATGCTCTTGGCCTGTTAAGCTTTGCCGCAGGCACACGGGGGCTGGCCGCTCTCTTGCAAGGGAACTCTCCTTCAGGGGGTGCCACGCCCAGACCGGCCAGCGGTTTTGCAACCGGCCTTACGGCAGAGCGCCCCAAATTGCCTCCGGCTCCTCTGTTCCTGCCGCTCCCTGTGTCCCGCCCGGTCGCACCCCGCCTTCAGGGGCAGGGTGTGCGTCATCCTACGGGTAGCACGCCAAAAACGGTTTTCAACCTGCACACCAGCACGGCACTTAGCCCTGCGTTGCCTTTCTCTGCTCCTGAAAAAAAGCCTGTTCTTCAGGAAAAACTCTCTAAACTGGAGCAAGCCGCTGTGCCGGTTATACCGAGCCGGTCAGTCAAAAGCGCCTCCATGCCCGCACTGTTACCGGCATCATACTCACACCGGCTCACGTCATCCTCCGGGGTGTTGCCCCGTCAGGCCCGCCTAAAAGAGCAGGACACCAGATCCGCCAGAATAGTCCAACGGAACAGCAGTGCCCTTCCAAGTGCGCCTGCTGCAAAACCGTTGCCTGTGGTGCCCTCATTTGTCACCGTGGTTTATGGTAAAAAGCCTTCCGAAAAGCAGACGGTTTCTCAAAAACCTAGTATTTTTCTTGCACGGAGCAATCGGGACAGGCCCGTAGCCTCATCTCGGCCTATGCTTGCGATGCTGCCACACAAAGCCATGCGTGCACCACAGCAGACCCAACCATTAACAAGACCGCTGGTTCTGCCTGCCCCTCATACGGTGCTCATGCAAGCGGCAGCTTCCGTGCCCGTGCAGCCGCCTGCACCGGTCAACCAGTCCACCACTACGCATATCGGGCCAGTCACCATCACGGTGACGTCCGGTAACCCGCAAGACATTGCGGCGGCTTTGCGAAACCTGAGCACACAGAACGCCCACACCCTCGCCAGTCTGGCCACGCGCAGCACGGTTTAAACCGGCTGTTTTCAAAAAAAGGTTTGCTCTATGACCATGTTTCCTGTCAGCCTGCCCTCGGTCTGGACCATTCCGGCCGTGGCGGGTGTGCCTGCCTTGCTGGGGCAGTCGGTCAGGCAGGGGGCTTTGGCCGTAGCTTCCACCACATTGGCGTCTGTTCTGGATGATGCCCTAATCAGTCAGGCAGCAGGTCAATGGGGCATTTTTTCCAGCACGGGTGAGTGCGTTCTGTCCGCTGCCCATGTTCTGTCTGTTTCCGCAGAAAGCCGTTATCAGATTGCAACAGCGCCTTTGGAAGAAGGGAGTTTTCTGACCTATAATAAGTTGGCAGCACCGCGCACACACCGTATTCAGATGGTGTGCGATGGCTCGGAAGTTGGCTTTACCTCCACCCTGTCTGGCAGCCTGCTGCCACAGGCCTTTGCTACGCTAACCGGGGCCGGAGCGCTCTATATCCGCAAAGCGTTTTTTGAAACGCTGGCCACGCTGGAAGCTGACCTGAACCTTTACTCCGTCATTACGCCGGAAACAAAGCATTCCAATGTCAATATTATCGGCCACAGATGGCTGCGGGACGCCCGGCACGGCATTACCATGCCGGTGGTGGAAATAACCTTGCAGGAAGTCCGGCTGGCAGACACACCCCTTTACACCAGCACTGCCCAACCACAGGGGCAAAGTGCAGTCTGTGGCGGCATGGTGCCTGCCCAGAGCACCACATTTTCTCTCGCCAGCGTGGGGGATATTGTATGAGCGCTCCTTCTTCCCCTTCCCAAACCCTGCTTCTGGTGCCTCTGGCCGCTACACCGGCACAGCTTTTAAAAGTGGCGCTTTCCAGCAGTGTTGTGCAGGTGCAGCTCCGCCAGCGCAGCACGGGCCTGTATCTGGATTTGTGGCAGGACAAGACCCGCCTGTGTTCCGGTGTGCTCTGTCAGGACCGAACATGGCTTGTGCGTGACAAAGCCCTTGGTCTGCCCGGAGATTTCACCTTTATGGATACGGAAGGCACGCAGGACCCGGACTACACACAACTGGGCACCCGCTACCGGCTGTTCTACCGCGCCGGGTGGAATATGTAATGCTGCAAAACATCGTGCACACACAGGGGCAAACGCCTTTTACACAACGGTCACTGCGTATCACTTTCCGGTTGTTAAACAACGCCTTTGGCCCACAAGGGCAGGATACCGTTGTGCTGAACGGCCTGCGCGCCATAGTCGATATGACGGAAGCCCAGTTCCCCAGCGCACAGAGCGCCACGCTGCGGCTGTACGGCCTGCAACCAGACCTCATGAACCGCCTCAGCCTCGCCGCGCCGGATCTGGATGTGCAAAATGCCAGTGAGGTCACGGTAGAAACGCAGGACGGTCAAAGCATTACCGCCCTTGTATTTCAGGGCGGCGTCACGCTGGCTTACGCAGATTACAGCGGTGCGCCAGATACCGCCTTTGTCGTGCAGGCCTTTTCCACAGCCTTACCCAATGCGCTTGTTGTGCCGCCCACCAGTTTTCGGGGGGCGGTGCCTGCCAGTCAGGTTTTGGGCGCCGTTGCCGCAAAGGCGGGGCTGGGTTTTGTGAATAACGGCGTACAAACCGTGTTTCAGGCCCCTTATCTTTACGGCAGCCCCGGCCAGCAGCTTGCTCAATGTCTGGAAACACACCCCATGCGTATGGCCATAGGGCGTGGCCAGTTGACCATATGGCCCGCCCCACAGGCAAGGCAGGGTGCCAACCAGACGCAGGAACAGCCAGTCACCTTATCCGCCCAGAACGGCCTGATTGGCTATCCCTCATGGTCGGCGGGTGGGCTGGCTTTTCGTATGCTGTTTCAGCCGCAGGTGGGGTTTCATACGCTTATTGCGCTGCAAAGCCGTTACCAGCCTGCGGGGTGGGGGGCGGCCACCAGCACCGCCGCGCCCACAGGGTTGTGGCGCGTTGTGCAGGCCCACCATAGCTTGCACACCCAGCAGCCCGAAGGGGCATGGTTTACAGATATTGTTGCACAGGCTGCATCCTGAAAACAGAATAAAGGGTCACGCTATGTCCGGTTCTACCAGCACAGCGCATCCGGTTTTTGACCGGGCAGACGCCAGTGCCTCCCAGTTCAATGCCCTGAATGCGGTTATTGCCCGTATGCTGGCCACACGGCGCACCGCCGTACTGGTGCAGGTCAAGGCCGTATCCGGCGCGGGGCTTAACCCGGTTGGTACGGTGGATGTTCAGCCCGTGGTGCACCAGCAAACAGCCACCAGGCAGGTCGTGCCGCATGGTGTTATTTATCAGGTGCCCTATTTCCGGCTGCAAGGCGGAGCCTGCGCCGTTGTGCTGGACCCCACCGTGGGGGACATAGGCCTTGCCCTGATAGCAGACCGCGATATTACCAACGCCAAAACCGCACGCGCCACCGCTGCCCCCGGCTCCTTCAGGCAGCATAACATGGCAGATGCCTTGTATCTGGGCGGGTTTCTCAACGCAGCCCCGCAGGACTATGTGTGGCTCCACGCAGGCGGCTTAACCCTGCAAAGTTCAGGCACCATCACCATTAGCGGTAAAAACCTGAACCTTACAGGAGACACCAGTATTCATGGTGCGCTGACCGTCTCGGGTGATGTTACGGCGCAGAATATTTCGCTCACCCAGCATGTTCATGCCGGTGTGCAGACGGGCGGCGGCCGCACAGGCCCAGCAACAGCGTAAAACCGAGCCTATCAAAGTAGGGTTTTTCCGTAGCCACACGTTGAAAAATTGAAGCCCAGAACAAACCCTTTCACACCCTGACTTTATCCTAGCTCAAACGGAGCCTCATCCGTGACCACTCTTCTGCTGGACTGTGCAACATGGGACCTGGTGGTAGATGCCGCCGGTAACATTGCCGTTGCCACATCTCCCTACGCCACAGCGCAAAATGTTGCCTGTGCCGTGCGGGTTTTCAAAGGTGAGTGCTGGTACAATACAGCGCTTGGCCTGCCTTACCTGACCAATATTCTGGGGCGTATGAACTCCCTCGCCCTGTTTCGGGCGGATGTGGAGCAAACGGCTCGCACCGTATCCGGCGTGGCGTCAGCCGTATGCGTGCTGACAGGCATAAGCGCCCAGCGCCAGCTTTCCGGGGTTATTCAGCTTACTTTAACAGAGGGAACACAAACCGTTGTCAGCCTCTAGCACAAGCAGTCAGACCACCGGGCAAACCATTGGTACAACCTCCGTACCCACCCCCACGCTGGATGAAACCGGCTTCATCATCCCGCAGGAAGCCGATATTCTGGCGGGTGTTCTGGCTGACATCAACGCCGCGTTTGGCAATACCCTCAATACGGATCTTTCCACCCCGCAGGGGCAGTTGGCCATGTCTCTCACCGCCATTCTGGGGGAGAGTTATGACCAGTTTCTGGCGCTGGCCAACGGAGTGGACCCCGCCCGCGCCACGGGCCGTATGCAGGATGCCATAGGCAGGCTGTATTTTATGTCCCGGCTGCCTGCCACGGCAACGGTTGTTACCTGCCAATGCACGGGTGTTGCGGGTACGGTCATTCCGCAAGGCGCGTTGGTGCAGGATGCAGCAGGCAACAGCTACGCGGCACAGGGCAGTATAACGCTGGATGGCACAGGCAGCGGGAGCGGCAGTTTTGCCTGCACCCAGTCCGGTCCCATTGTCTTTGCGGCGTCCACCATTCAGCTTAGCCAGTCCGTCAGTGGGTGGGCCACCGTAACCAACCGCACTGCGGGCCTGACAGGCCGTGCCGTTGAAAGCCGCAGCGCTTTTGAGGAACGGCGGAAAACATCCGTAGCCATTAATGCCGTTGGTCCGCTGGACGCCATCTCCGCCGCCGTGCAAGCCCTGCCGGACGTGACGGATGTGTATGTGGCAGACAATAGCACCAGCGTGGCGACCCCTGTGGGGGCCATAACCCTGTTGCCACATAGCCTGTATGTGTGCGTCAGCGGTGGGGCGGATGCCGATATTGCCGCAGCCATCCTCAGCAAAAAACCACCGGGCTGTGACTATACCGGCACCACAACCGTAACCGTCACGGATAGTAACAGCCAGTATGCCAAACCGCCATCTTATAGGGTTTCGTTTCAAAAAGCCGTGGCACAGCCTGTATTTATAACAGTGCAACTGGTTTCCTCTACCGTTACACCGTCGGATGCGCAGGATCAGGTGCGCTCAGCAGTCAGCGCTGCATTCAGCGGCGCAGATGGTGGCAGCCGCGCCCGTATCGGCATGGTGTTATATGCCAGCCGTTTTTACGCGGGCATTGTGGCCTTGGGGGCATGGGCGCAAATTGCAGGCCTGAGCGTGGGCACCAGCGCAAACCCCACGGGTGTCAGCCTGACAGTGGGTATAGATCAGGCCCCGGTGCTCGACCCCGCTTCCATTACCGTGGTGTTTGTCTGATGCAGGATGTGCAACGCACCATTCTCTCCCAATATAGCTGCGCCCCCAGCCTGACTGCGTTGATAACCGCCTGGAACCAGGCCTTTGACCCCAAAACCCTGATAGACACCTGGTACAAAACGATCTGGAACCTTGAAACTGCACAGGGTTACGGGCTGGATGTATGGGGCCGCATTGTTGGCGTGCAGCGTATTCTGCCTGTTACCGCTGATAATTTTCTTGGTTTTTCAGAAACACAGGACCTTACCCAAACACCGTTTAATACCGCGCCCTGGTATGCCGGGGTGGCGACCACCAGCAATTACCGTTTGTCAGATGATGGTTTCCGTCAGCTTATTTACGCAAAGGCGTTGGCTAACATTACAGATGGGTCTGTCACCAGCCTGAACGCTATTCTCATGACCATTTTTGCGGGGCAGGGCGATGCCTGGGTGGAAGAAAGCGGCGGCATGAGCATGGTGTACAGCTTCAACTTCATCCCCACCCCGGTGCAAATCTCCCTTATCCAGAATTCAGGTGTTCTGCCCCGCCCGGCCGGAGTGCATGTGACCTATTCCGTGAAAGACAAGGCATGAAACAGTCTGATTTTCCCGACAGGTTTTCAAAACCCGTAGCGGCACAGGCTGCTGCTGCCAACCTTACAAAAATTCCCGCAACCCAGACCCAACCCGGTGACGGTGCCGCATCAGAGGCACTGGGTTTTCCACCAGAAACCTTCATTGCCCGCTCCGCTGGCGGCACACCCCCGCGTGGGCAGGATATGAACGGCTTCCTCAACCGTTTTTCCGCTGTGCTGCAAGCCTATCAGGCCGGGATGATAGGCCAGTATGATGCCAGTTTTGCGGCATCACTTGGTGGCTACCCGGCAGGTGCAGTTGTGGCTGGGGGCGCGCCGGGTACGTTCTGGGTGTCCATGGCGGATAACAACATGACCGCGCCGGGTACTGCCAATGCGGCATGGCAAAACCTGTTTGCAAATTACCTGCCGCTTGCAGGTGGCACCCTGAATGGCTCCCTTGCTGTCAATGGCCAGACAGTGACAAACGGTCCCACATACCTCAACGGTCCGTTGACGGTCAGTGGTACATCTTCTCTTAACGGCACGACATGGGTGAATGGAAACCTCTCAGTCGGGTCAACCTGTTTTCTGGATGGCGCGCAGGGCCATAGTTCATTTTACTGTCCCGCCACGGATACGGCGGCACCTGTTGTCACATTCTGTTCAGACGTAGGCGGTACGCGCAACGGTGTGGCCGATGTGTATGCAGACGGCTCTATTCGTATTTATGGCGGGGGCATTTTTGAGCAGAACGGGCAGCACGTGGCCACGCAGGACTGGGCCAACGGGCAGTTTCAGCCCAAAAACACCTGCGTACCGGTCCAGACTTATATTGATGACTTCTCGTCAACCGACCCACGCATCCTTAACTTGGCTTACGGGCACCGCATCCAGCGTTTTGCCATATCTGTCAGTGCCAATACATGGGTGACGTATCCTGTGGCGTTTGCGGCCACAGGCGATGTACCAGTCGTGTTGATTACCGGGTACGGGCAGAGCGATGCCGTAACGGATACGGACTACTTCCTGTGGGGTATTACCAATACCGGCTTTTATTGTAGCCCCCGTAACCATCCCGGCATGGCGCAGTTCATTGCCATAGGGGTAAAATAATGCAGACCACAGCAGACAGCCCAGAAACTCCAACCACACCCACGCCGCAAACCCTGTACCCGGCCCGGTATTACGCAGGGTATGACACCACTGCACCGCAGCCCGCGCCTGTTCTGGCCTGGTATGACACCTGGGGCATGAGCACCACGGACGGCCTGCCACCGGCTGTCCAGCTTATTCCGGTTACGGAGCAGGACTGGCAGAACACAACCACCTTCCGCAGCCCGGCAGGGCGGGGCGTGCAGGATGGCAAGATTATTGATTACAGCCCGCCTCCGCCGCCATTGGCCCAGCAGGCCCAAAGGCAGTTGCAGCAGGCGGCCAGCACAACATGGTCCCTCTACGGTATGTATGGGGAGAGCCCGCCTGCCGTGTGGCAAAGCTATCTTCAGGCCCTGCGCCGCATTGCAACGGGGGCGGATACCACCAGTACCAGCCTGCCAGCAGCCCCCGCCACGCAGGATGCCGCGACAGACAGCGCGCCTGCCAATACCGCCTCCACTAACACCCCATCCGTACAGGCGCAGGCATGACGGCACCTCTCCCCAGCCCCGGTTGGCAACCGGCACCGGAGCGCAGTGTGCCGCTGGGGTTGGCTCCGTCCCTTCGGGTGCGGGGCCTGCTGGCGGAAAGCCTGTCCCTGTCCTGGTGCCCAAAATCGAGCGCGGATACTCTGGATTTCAGTCTGGATGCAACAGCATGGTTGCAGGACACATCCGATTATCTGGCCAGCATAAGTGCCACCGTGTCCTCCGCCGCTGGGCTGCCCACGGACCTGCGCGTGCAATGGGCCAGCCTTGTCAGTGGCATGGCCTGCCTGTTTCTGGCAGGCGGTGCACCGGGTACCATACAGACAGTGCTGGTAACACTTGGCACCCAGCAAGGGCGTAGCCTGACACAACCCGTCCGCATTGCCATTCTGCCCGATGTACCCGCCACCCAGCCACCTGCGCCCACACAATTGCCAGATGGCACACCCGTGCCCCCCAATGCGCTGGCCTTATCCTCCTCCGTTGTACTGACAGCAGATAACGGAAAACCCTATCTTATAGCCTGAAGGACACCCCCTCCCATGTCCGGGTCTTCCCCCACGGCAACCACGCAAAGTGGTGTGCCGCTTTCGGCGTTGCCGGTTCACCCTCAGCCAGCGGAAACCGATCTGGTTTTTGGTATTTTCAACGGGCAGGGGCAGTTTGTGCCACAAGGCAAAATCTGGTCCGGTGCGGTTGATAAAAAAGGCGACACACTGGCCGGTCTGCTGGCCTGCCCCCTGTCTCCTTCTGACCCCACACACCTGACCAACAAAGCCTACGTGGACCAGGTGGGCGGGCAGGTGCAGGGCCGTGTGGCAGCACTTGTGACACAGGCGCAGGACGCCGCAACACAGGCCCAGACCGCCATTGGCAATGCCTCCACCGTGGCGGCCAGTGTTATCAAAACCCAGCGGGACGCACCGGACGGTCTGGCTGCCCTGTCTTCCGCAGGGAATTTGCTGCTGGGGGGTGTGGAGTGCCTGGGTATTCGGAATGGCCATGTGCTCATGGTCATGGCGCTCCCCACTACAGACCCCGCAGTGCAGGGGGCCTGGTGGAATAATGGTGGCTATATCTGCATTTCTCAGGGAGGGGCCAGCGCATGATCGGTCTGTTAACGTGGCGGGTTGTTGTCTCTACCGGTGCTGCGCTGTTTTTTCTGTTCAGTATACAGCATGCAGCGTTTTCCCGCCCTAACCATCTCTTGCCAGCCTATCAGGCAGCACCTGCGGCCACTGGCACACCCCACCCGGTCAAGGCAGGGGTGTTGCTGCGTGCAGCCCTGCCGGTTTCGGCCGCGACATCTGCGCCTACACCAGCTTACGCTGCCACGCGCCCACCGGGCGGGCTGGATGCCGCTACCACGGTGCCTAACCTGTGGCAAAACGCCACCCTCGGCCAGATCGGCGCTATGGCAGATGGGAGTGTGCAGCAGTCTGACCGCAACCAGCCAAATGGTGTGGCGGGGCTGGACAACGCAGGCACATTAACCGCCCCGGTTACGGGGGACCTCACTCAGGCTACGGCCACAAGCGCCCTACCGGGTACGCAAAAGCGCAGTCTGGCAGAACGGTTTGCTGAAACTCCCAGCGGGAAGGATTTCGGCCTGAAGCTGGACGGCGTAACGGATGACACACCCGCCCTGCAAGCGGCCAAGGCAGCCATGCCGTCCGGTAGTGCCATCCAGCTTCCTGCGGGTAAGCTGCGGCTTGGCACAGCGCTCTCGGGTACAAAACCCACGGTCTGGCAGATTAACGGGGCCACATTCCCGGATGGTTCCCCCATTACGGCTCTCGGTACGGATGTGATTGAGAGCACGCTGGAGGGCGGAAAATACTTTGCCCGTGGCCAGAGTTCGGCAGACATGGCCCCGCTGTTGCGTAAGGATGCCACTATTACCCACACAGGCGGCACCACCGGATTTGTCATGAACCTTGAAAAAGGCAACTGCACCATTCCGGCGGAAGGCGCTGCGTTAAATGATTATGTGTGGTGCCATTCTACCGTGCTGAGCAGTGCGGCTTTTGGCGCGGGCCAGCATGTGGCGCAGGCCAGTCTTGCCCAACGCCCCGCCAATGCGCTGGCGGATGGCATAGGCTCCCGCTCCCAGATCTGGGCAGGCTATGATGAAACGCGCGATGACACGGGGCAGGATTCCTCCGTGGCGGGCAGTCTGGTCGGGCGTGAGATTGATGTGTACAGCAACGGCGATGACCAGCTGGGCTGGCGCATTGGTCTGCAAGTGCAAATTGCAGGGGCCAGCAGCAGTGGCACGCCGGGTAAGGTGGGCAAGGGTATTGCACTGGGCAATAATGACAGCACCAGCACCTATGGCACCATGATAGACGCGGCAGGCCGGTTTGATACCGCAGGCATTGACCTGTCCGGCAGCACGCCGGTTAATAACGCGCCTGTTCTCAATATTGGTGCAAACCGTAACCTTGCTTTTGCAGCCGATAAAAAACCGCATTTACAGTTTGACTCCGCTGCTTACACGCTCCGGTATTGGTATGACACAGCCAATGTGTTTTCCATTGGTTCCAGTGGGGATATTACGTCCACCATTACCAACGCCGGGTCCGGTCTTGGCTGGACACTGGCAGGGCAGGCGCAGGTGGGTATTAACCTCACAGGCTTGAGCGCACCGGAAGCCATGCGTCTGGGCACAGGGCAAAAACTGTCATGGGAGCCAACAACCAGCGTCAGCACGGCGTTTAGTGCGGGTAAGCTGACAGACACCATGGCCGCAGGCATTGCCCGCACGCTAGACACACAGGGGAATGAAACCCTGCCGGGCGCGTTGCAGGACAGCCAGACCATTGTGCAACTGAACCAGCCTACAGCGGCAGCATTTGTGGCAAAAGGCTCAGCCGCCATAGGGCTGGATACCACGGGCCTGAGCACGCCAGATGCTCTGCGTCTGGCAGAAGGCCAGCATATTGCGTGGGAAGTGACAGATGCCGTTAAAACAGCCTACCAGAACGGCCTGTTGCAGGACAGCCTGAGTGGCGCAGCACTCCGCAGCCTGGATACCAGTGGCAACGAGACCCTGAAAGGCAGCCTGCTGAGCAGTGGCCTGACCACAACGCTGGATAATGATAGCGCCAGCGCCATAACCCTGACAGGCCGCGCTGGCATAGGGCTGAACCTGACGGGGCTTGCCACTGGTAACGCCCTACGGCTGGGCACCGGCCAGAGCATTGCGTGGGAACCTACCGCCGTGATTACGACAGGCTATGCCGCAACAGGCCTGACGGATAGCAACGGCGGTACGGCCCTGCGGCAGCTTGATTCCGGCGGCAATGAAACACTGGCAGGCACCATTACGCCCACCACCGGCCTGCACCTGCCCACTTTCTCCCGCAGCCAGATCAAGGGCAGGCCCGGTCCAGCCGTAGGCCTTGTTGTGTACGATGCGGATGATGATGCCCCCGCCGTCTATACCTCCGCCGGATGGAAACTCATGGTTTTGTCCGCGCTGCCATAACACGCAAAAATGAGAGCCAGCCGGTACGGTTGTTGTTGTGTTGCCGTATGGCTGTCATGTATAAACTGCATATCACTCACTTCATTTTATGCAGGGCGAAAAACAAAAATGACGACGCCGCAGCGTTTTATCGTGAGAGTTCTGGTTTTGTTAGCGCTTAGCTCGTCCGGCCATAATCTGGCACGGGCTGAAGAACCGCTCTTCAGCCCGGCTACGGTGGAGGAAGCTGGCAGCAGGCATATGTCCGGCACGCTGGAAGGCGGCCAGCCCGCGCAGTTTAGGCTGCCGTTGCGGCAGGGGCAGACGCTCTCCATCCTCTGCCATGCCCGCAAGTCCAGCGTAGGGGTTTTTGTGAAAGACCCGGAGGGGGACATGCTGGCCAGTGCGGACCATAACTGCGCCCACAAAAGCTGGAGCGTGGCCGCTGCCAAAACCGGCACCTATACAGTGGGCGTGCTGCAACACCACGCAACCGCCCTGAAAGGCCAGAGCGCCTTTTACAAGATGCACCTGTCTGCCCATTAA